AGCAAACAGTGCATTTTGTTCTTGAAATGTTCTTAAAGTATGTGAAAATCTACATATTGCTCTACCCTTAAGAGCCTCACATATCTCAGCATAAATCTTTGTTACTTCTGGTCTTAATGATGGGTGTAATAATTTAATTCTATCAAGCGTTACTTTATCTTGCATAAACCTTTAGTTTAATTTTAGTTATTTATCTAAATTGGTTTTCTGAATATTCTCATCTCGATCTAAGTACTTCTTAATTAACTTATAAAAGCTAAAACCAAAACCGGCTTGAAAATGTTCATCTATTGATTTAAGCTCTATCATGGCTATTGCAAAGCCAACAATATTTATGATCGGTACACTAGGTAAAAACACTAAACCAACAATATGACATGTAATGATCACTATATTATAAGATATAATCTTGCTTATAGTTGCTGCCATCTTTCGTGATGTTACTTTAACACCTAATTTTAAACATACTGCTAGTGCAATAATATAATCGAATATAATGAATGCAAACACAACAGCAACAATTGTCTGAATTGGTGCGAAGAATAAGCTTAAAGCAACAAGTATATTTTTAATGTTAAATATATCTAATATAGTAGTCATTTTAATTTAGCATCTTTTTTTGGTATATATACCACCTTTATTTACTTTCTTCTGAACAATATCTTGAACACCATAACTTTCTTTTTCTTCATCAAACCAAACTTTAAAGCCGGCCAATAATGAATTAGCAATCGCTGATGTGCTCTTTTGAAGCAAACCAATTCTTTGACTATCAGCAGCACTATCAAAATTAGATGATTTAGTTGTAATACCAAATTGATTGATACTAAGCCCAAGTTGCGGTATAAGATTGGCATAAGTAAGATAAGCCATTGCTGGCTGTATCTTATGTACTAATGTTTGATCTAATGATGTCATGCCGCTGATAGGCGTATCAGTTTCAAAATAACCTTGCAATCTATCAAAGTTCTCTTTACCAATGATCGATTTAAAATTATTCTCAAACAATACATCAACAATAATCATTAAAGGTTCAAGTTCAACTAATTGTTGAACTTTGGTAACTCTTTTGATGTAAGCTTCATCTACAATGTGTTGCATATTTTAATTTAGATTTGTTCTGATTGATTAACTTTTAATTTAATTGGGTTCATCTTAATTTGAAGACCCCAACCCGATTCTGAAAGCATCTTATTCATTTCACTTTCAATAACTTTTCTTAGTGAACTTACAATAGTATCATCATAAATTTGATAAGCTGTTTGAATAACTGATGCATTGTCAAAACCATTATTGGTTGCAAGGCCGGCGATAGCCGGATTTGTGACTTGATGAGCAGATAAGATCATTTGTCTGTTGTTCTCTACGATTGCAATATACGAATTATCATTCAAATTATAGTTAATTGCATCAATTTTTGTTGCTTCTGCTTCTGATGGGGCAAACAATAACACTGCTTTACCTGCATTGTCTGAGCCTCTAAACTCTCTTTCAAGTCTATTAACTATATCATCTTGTTCATCTTCACTATACTCACCAAATATTGTAACCATCAAACGAGGTGCCCAACCATTAAGTGTATTACTTAATGCAAACTTACTCATTTCATCTTCTAAAAGAATTGAATTGATTGCACTTGCATAGCTAGGTGTATTGTATATATCATTATTTAACGTAACTGAATAACGATAGTAACTATCTGTATCAATATCTTTTTTGTAAACCTGGTAAATAGTTTGTTTATTAGTACTTGATTTACGTTTGCCCCAGTCTGGGCTGAATACAAATGATGTTGGTTGCAATTCTTCATTTAAGTTTGAACCAACTCTTACGTTACTAACCGGTACGTGACTTAAATAATTATAAATGCTTTGAGTTGGTCTAACTTTCAATATAAATTGGTTAAAAATAACATAATCATTGATAACACCCAAAACTGTTTGATCAAGTGGTTTTGATGAATATTGATTAAATAATGCAAGTTCTTCTTCTGTACCCAAAATTTCAAAATCATCTAGCATATTAATCTTAGTTCTGATAATAGCAGCATGAGTTGGTGATTTTTCAATTAATTCTAAGATTTTATCTGGGTATAAATTATCAAAACCCCAAGAAAAATAACCATTTTGCTTTTGAGCATAATACTGATATGGCAAAGAATTTAATTTTGCATTTTCAGTTAGTTTAATTAATGTTGATTTACTCATTACAGTAGATTTTTAATTTCTTTTTTTAAGTTATTGTTAATAGTACTATAGGTGTTACTGTTTGTTGTTAACTGAAAAGTAATTGATGCTCTATCAGTTACTTTATAATCATTACTAATCATTACATTATCAAAATATAACATATCTGTTTCACTATACAAAATAACAACATAAGGTGAATTAACTGATAATTGATAGAATGCATTATAATTAACTGTTTCAAATTCAATTAAATTAACATCTAATTCAATTAAGTTAAGTGATACTTCTTCAATAGCTATACTCTTTGCGATAGCAGGGTTTATAGTTATTAATGAATTAATCTGATTAGCTGATGATTTAACTATATAGTTGTTTTTTTGTAAAAACAAAACATGACTAAATCTAGTTGCTAAGTATTCAGAACATACTTGATTAGCATTCTTTGTAATCTTCTTATATACTGAATATGATAGATCAATTAAGTTCTTAGTTATATCAGTTGCTATATACTCTATAGTCTGAATATCACTTGTATTAGTGACTTCTTTGATTGTTTTAGTGTTATTCTTGACTGCATTATTAATCAATATATATTGACCCCCTAGATCAATTATAAGGCTTACTAGCTTATTATTGAATATAACATCATTCTGATTAACTGTAAGGCTTATAAGGGCATCTATTGAGTTTTTTGACTTAATATAGCTTATATTAGCTGTATTTATAATCATATCAATAGCTGTTATAGTATGATCAGATATAAGATCAACAACTTCTTTATCTACATTATATTTAAGTAAAGCTATATCATCAAGTATATATAATGACTGTATTGTTTGTACTGAATAATTAATGCAATTCATATCTCTTTTTAGTTTAATAGTTCAATAAAAAAAGTCGTGATCAATGACCACGACCTTTAATTTAAACAAACAGATTATGAGTATTTTTAGATGAATTGATAATCACCTGAAACAAGGGTTGGCACAAGACCATCAAGAATTGACGCTAGGGCTGGTTCAGCACCGGTCAATTCAACTGAATAACCTTGCGCATCTGCAACAGCAGCACCCGTCACGTGATTCAATACACTAGCTTTAAGACCATTTGTAAGGCCCAAGGCTTTATATAAACCATTTTTGGTTTTAACGATAGCAACAACTTTGCTAACACCCAAGTTCATGTGAAACAGTCTAGCTGAGTTATTATCTTCTGAATAAGAATATCTTACAACATGATTAAAGTATCTGTTGTTATTGCTAACAACAAGGCTATCATCAGCACTACCACTTTCGTCTTCAAGATCAACTTTATACCAAGTCAAACCTGAAACAAATGCAGTAATTTGACCTTCTGTTGAACCAGAAGTGGCAATAGTAACACTATCAACATCAGCCAAATTTGCAAGATAAACTTCTTGAATACCTGCTACACCATAAGAACATGATTTTTCAAGATTTGCATTAATTAAGCACATATTTTTTTTTTGAGTTTTTGTTTAATTTAGGGGGTCATTAAGACCCCCATTATTTTTGATTATTGATTAGTGTTAGATTACTTTCTGATTACAACGTCAGCACCAATGGCATAGTTAACACCGAATCTGAATTTAGCAATCATTCTGAATTTGTCATCACCTGTTGAATCTGACATGTTGATAACTTTAATCTCACCTTTGGTATCGAAGTCATAACCGTAGGCCAAGTTATCAGCATTAGTCATGAACCATTTGCCACTTGCAAGACCAGAAGTAGGTACAAGTTCAAGTTCTCTATTGATATGACTTACAGTATTTGCTCTATTTTCAGAAGCACCACCGACAAGGCTAAGCTTATTGATTGCAGCATTATACATATCAAGATCTTTCTTGTTCATGAAAACCTTTAAGCTAGGTTTAGAAAGCAAGTTAGCACTTGCACTAAAATAAAATGCTTCAAACTGATCAACAATGTTAGACAATGAGATAGTTGCACCAGTAACTTCTGTTACAGCAGTATCAGCATCAGCCAAAGTATAAAGACCGACGACTGTATCACCAGTTGTACCACCCCAGATCTGGGTCTCAACACCTTTACCAAATCTTTCTAAGATATAAGCTACCAAGAATTCTTGCAAAACAGCAGGTACTGTATCAGGTGCTGTCATCAAAGCAGCAGCGTGCAATTTTTCAATTTCTTCAACACACATTTCTGTGTTTATTGCATATTTACCAGTTTTTAGGGTTCTTTGAGCAATGCTGATTGAACCTGCATCTTCAAAGTCGCAAGTTGCTTCTTTAAATAAAGTACCTGAATCTGAAAATACTGATAATTTTGTTTCGTCGGTTACACCAGCATAAGCACGACCGAAGTTTTCTAAGCTGTTACCAACAAACAAGGCTGGGCCAAACAATGCGCCCGGGTTGGTCATAGTATAAACTGAATTAGCTGTAGTTGCCATCTTTTTTAATTTTTTGTTTAATTGTTTATTTTGTTGTTAATAGTAATATTGATTAATTAACTAACTTATTTTTTATTTTTCTTTTTTGATAAGATATATTCAACCATCTTGTTTTCAACCTTATCTTCATTAGTTGCAAGTTGAACAGCAACAGGTCTAACCATTTCAGCCATCTTAGTTTCTAAAGCTGATTTAGCTTCTGATAAAGTAGTTGTTTGACCTTCTAATTCTTGAATTTTAATATTCAATTCATTAATAACGTTTTTCAAAGCCTCAATTTCAGCATCTTTTTCAGCCAATTTTTTTGACATTTCGTCTTCAACATCAACTGATACATTACCGTCTTCAACCTCTACCTCTACACTAGATTCAGATTCAGCAGGCATTTCAACTTTGCCGTCTTTTACAACAAGCAAACCACCACTCATGACTTCGTATTCACCGTCTTCTAATGCAATCATTTCACCTGCATCATTCATAACAGTAACCGCAAGTGTTGCTTCATCTACATTAACGATTCTACCATCAGCAAGTGTTACTTCTGCCATTGCCACTTTGATTTGTTCTTTGATTTCATTTATGCCTTGCAATGCAAGCATAATATTTTTAAGCATTTTAACCATTTTATTTAAATGTGTTTAGTTAATTATTTTTAGTTAATAGTGAGATTGTTAAAGTTACTTAGCTAACTCGTTTTTAATCTGATCAATAAGATCATAAACTGATACTTTAGATAGTTTAGTTTTTTCTTCAATCTTAAGCATAGCCTCAATGCTATACCCTTTAATTTTGCCATCTTTAATTAATTGCCAAAGATTTGAATCTTCAATCTTTAAACTCATAAACCAAGTGCCAATAGGTAGATCATAACCTAATGAATTTGATTTATCTTCTTTATCAGTTTTAAGCCAACTTTCAAATAATTTAACTTTATTTGAATTAAGTGCTAATTTAGAATCATGCTGAATATTGCTTACAACATCTTTATTCTTGCTAACATAACTTAAAGCAAGTTTGGCAATTGTATCAGCATCAAATTCAATATAGAACTCTTGATTATCAATTAATCTATAAATCTTTTGATTTGGTATAAGCACCGGCCCGGTGACAATCATTTTATCTTCATTAAGATTAATCTTAACTTGATCATTCATTACAATAAAGTATTCACCAATGGCTGGCTTATCAACTAAGCTGACAAGATCAATTTCTGATTCATCATCTATAATTACTTTGTATTCTTTCATTTTTAAAGTGTACTTAAAACGTTTATTTTTGTTACATTATCTTGAACTTTATTAATTTCTTCAACTGAAACAACAACAGGTCTATTAGCTAATTGATTAATACTATTCAAGATAGCATCATTAATAGTATTTGTGTTACTTACTTGTACTGATTGACTAGGTGCTGATGTAACAAAACCACCATTTGCATAACCTTTTCTACTTTTTTCAAGATAGCCAAGAATATCTGCATATTTTGGGTTATCTACTATTCTTTTAGGTACAACATATTCACCTTCGTGAACAATACCAGCAGGCTTATAACCACTAGAATCAGGTTTACCTGAACCATTACCTGTGTAACCCCCTTCGGCAAACCCTTCGGTAAATAAAGGTGTTATAGTAGCTGCTAGAATGGCTGCTAAGGCTGTGATAGCTGCAATAGTAGCAATACCAAAGGTTGGGTCTTTCAAAGCACTAGATGATGCTAGATTGGCTATAGCAACGCCTGATTGAGCAAGTGCTGATAACCTAGCAAGTCTTGCTTTTTCTCTTTCAGCATTCTTTTGATTCTCAAGTTCTTGAGCTCTTTGAGCTTCAAGTCTTTTAATGTTTTCTTCTTCTGCTTTTTGTTGTTCAAGTAATTGAGCTTTTTGAGCAGATACAACAGCATTTGCACTCTTTTCAGATTCTAACTTGTCTTCAATAGATTTTTTTTGAGCAAGTATGCTATTGATTTGAGTTTGATTATTTGATTTAACAGCATCACTTAACTTACCATTCAGCTCTAACTGTTTTGCTGTTAATTCAGCAATTGTATCAGTTGTTGCACTAGCTTGTTCATTAAGTGCATCTAATTCATCATTAATTCTATCTCTCTTAGCAGTTGATTCTTCAATCTGAGCATTAATGTTATCAATATTAGCTTTAATTGCATTAAGTCTCGCATCAACAAAAGTTGTTAATGTAGCTGTTACATTTTGAGCAATTTCATTAAGACCATTGACAGTACTTTGAAACGACTCTTCTTGAACTTTATTAATTTCAGCATTTGCATCTTTATCAATTTTAATTCTTTGATCAGCATTCTTTTCTTGTTCAATTCTAACTTTTTGAGCAAATGCACTTTCAATATCACTCTTAGTTTTTTCTAATGCTGCAAACTCTTCAACTCTATTTTTATTACCTTTAAGAACTTTCATTCTAGCTTCAATAATAGCAGTTGCTGCATCAGCTTCTGATTGAATTCTTTTTAAATTAATCTCTTCTGTTGCATTAAGATTTTGTTGTTCTAATAATCTAACTTCATTTATAGCATTAATTCTAGTTTTTGCTGTTTCAAATTGACTTTCTGCAACAGCTTTATTACTATCAATCAATAATTGATTACCAGCAATGTTATTTTCAATTGCTAATGTTGTACTTAAGCTTGAACTTGTTTGATTAATTATTGCTGCAATCTCTTTGCTTGCAGCTTTTAGATCAACAATTGCTAAATTCTGAATACGTTTAATATCTTCTGCTGATGCATTTAAGCTTTGCAAAAAGTTAGCAATTTCTTGCTTTCTTGTTTCATTTCTTGCTTTAATTTCTTCTGCTCTTTTATCATCAATTTTCTTTTGAGTTTCAGCAGCAAATACTTCAATAGCTATTTCAGCATCTTTAACTTTAATCAATTGTTCTTTATAAGCATCACTGCTTTCACTTAATAATGATAGTCTATCTTGTTCAAGTTTTAATTCAGCATCTAGTATAGCCTTTTTTTGATCTATACTTTCTTTACCTTTTGCTTGACTAATCTTTAATTCTCTATTTAATTGAGCAAGTTTTAACTCACTTAATTTAATAATTTCTTCTGTTTGACGCTTAACTTTGATTTCTTCACGTTCTCTGTTTGTTGCATCAGAAACATTACCAAAGAATTCTTTAATTTCTTTTTTTGCTGCTGTTAAATCAAATGTAAAAACAGATTTAATTAACCTACCAGTCGCAAATAATGCTTCTGTTATACCTGCAAAAACAGCTTTAAATTCATCACCAAAACTGCCTACACTAGCCTTAATAGCATCAAAGTTTTCAACTATTGTAACCAATGCAACTAATAACAAACCAATGCCTGTAGCTGCTATAGCACTCTTAGCAGCAAGACCAAAACCTTGCCATGCTGCTCTTGCTAAATTAAGACCTTTGCCTAATAAAGTTGTTTGACCAATTAACGTATTAAATAACTTATTCTGAATTGAGAATGCTTCTGATATTGCTTGAATTGATTGAATAACAGTTAATACCTGCAAGAACTTTAATTCAGCCTTTTCAGCTTGCTCTGCACTAAGACCCAATTCATCACCAAACAGTGATGCACCTGCTGTTGCCAAACCAAATGCACCAGCGGCAGCTTGACCAAACCTTGCAAGACCTTCGACTCTATCAGCAAATGTTGTATCAGATGTTCTTTCATCAATGATCTTTAATTGAGTATTAACATCTCTTAATTCTCTTTCAAGTTGATTGTACGATTGAGTGCCGAATTCGGCTTGTTCAAACAATGCTTCAAGATCACGTTTCTTTGCTGTCAGTTCACCAACTGACTTTGCTGATCTATTTAAAGTTGAATTAAGTTCATCAATATTATTTGAAGAAGTCGCCGTTGAGTTAGCGACTTCTTGCATTACATCATTTAATTTTGAAACATCAGATGAATCAATTACTATTTTATTTGTAGATGTCATATAACCGTTTTTTTAAGTTAATAGTTTGACTTATACGTTATAAAAATTAGTTAAATTAGTTTTATAACCTTTGATCTCTGCAACTGATGTATTTAGATTATATCTGATACTAGCTATTATGTAATCATCATGATCAATCTTAACAATGTTTGATCTATTCTTTAACTGTTTATAATCATTAACTGACATATAAACTTGAAAAGTACTTAATGCAGAATTGTTAAATTGTTTTTGATTAAGTAGCATATAATATTGACCATAAAGTGGTTGTTCATAAAACTTAAATACATTCAAGTTACCTGTTGTATAGTCTTCAAATTGTTTATTGATTATATAACGTCTATATGACTTAATTAAGTTAGTTTTAAGCAACTTATTTGAGTTATTAATGTTAACCCAGACGTTTGATTCAGAACGATTATATAAAGCAACATTTAAACATGTGAATAACTTAGCATTTTGAGGTAATTCAGTGTTTTTAAAACTAGGTAACTTAGGTATAAACTTAAGTAATCTATTAACACTTGTCTCGTATGCAGATTGAGGTATTATATCAAAGAAGTAATTAGAATAAGTTACATCTTTATATTGACTTTTTCTGTTGTCAATAATATTTGCAAGCACCGGCTCAGTTTCATAGTTAAGAAAATAATAACGATAAGGGTTAACCCATACATCTGTTATATCTGGGTTATATATCTTAATATTTAATATGTTATCATCATATATTGTTAAAAATGGTTTATATGATGATGAACCTAATAGCTGTGTACCATCGTACGAATCAGTACCAACAAAAGTTGAATCAAATAAATTAGCAGTATTAGCATCATAAATTGGCAAAGGCCAATCAAATGATTTAAGTACTTTAGCACTTGCATCAAATACATCAGTTATTTTAAAATTAGCTCTAGCTTCTGCAACAGCAGGGTCAAGTAATATAGTTGAACTATTATTAAGTATAACTTCAAAATCAAAACCCATGCTTATGTTATTACTGAATGCAGCAGTGCTGCCTGTAAAACTAGTTGCAGTATATTTATCTAATCTTTTAATTATAAAATGATCTGAATAAGCAACTGCATTAAATGGTAATTGCCATTCTTGACCATTAATTCTGTAATTAGATGATGTTAATGCAAAGTTATTAATAGCAGTTACAATATCATTTATAAATGTTGTTCTATTAGTCGAATTATTTGGTACTTGAGTAATACCTAATTGAACATAAAATGTTTGATTTCTATCACCTTGACTACCTGTATAAGATATTGTTCTATCACCAAAGGCAAATTTAAGATAAATAACATCAGCCGGCGGGCTCAATGGTGCTTTATATAAAACATTTGTAATCGGTACATCAACTCTTAAATATTCATCATTATTAATACTTGCTTTAACAACATTTAAAGCACCTATAGTATTATAAAATATTTCTGAATAATTAGGGTTAAGGTCATAATAATACTTAACACCATTAAACTCTCTATAAACACCTTGTATTTCAGTAAACTTTTTACCTGCACCTACACCGTCAATAAACGCTGTTATATAGTCTTCTTCACTTATGTAAGTATCAGATGATGCTTCTTCTAATCTTGATGTTTCACCTGTTGTTCTTACAGTTGCAAGCGTTATACCTGTAACTGTTGTACCAGTCAATTGATTAAATTCATTATTAATAACTGTTGAACCAGTTTCAGCAATTCTTGTAAATTGAACTTCTAATAAATCATCAATTATAATTTCTGTTGGTACTGTTTGAACATTTGATTCATCGTAACCTGAGATATTAAGTGCATCAATTTCATTATTTATATTAGTTTTAAAATCATTTATTGTATCACCAACGTTAATATTATAAAATGTATTTGTATTTATAAATTCATCATAACTTTCAGCGTTAGCAATACTATGTAATTCGATTAATTTAGACGTAGGTACTCTATCACTAAAATTAATTGTTAAACCATCAAATGAAGTAATTGTAAATGTTGAATCTGATATAAACTTAATTAAATCAGCTATTGTAATATCGAGTTCTGGTGCTTGTTCAAATAATTCATTTATTGTTAATTCTAAACCTGCTTTAAAATTAACATCAAAACTATAATTAAACACTGGGCCAACAACATCAATACCTTTGTAACCCTTAATGTCAAATATTAATTCTATAACTTCACCTTCATTTACAAAATATTGATCACTTGTTGTAATACCAGTTGTTAGTCTTATATCATTATTTTGATCATATATATTTAAAGTTGCTTCATAAGTAGCACCTGTTGCTAAAACATTAAATGTTGCTGATGAATTATAAATATAAAATTTAGCCGTTTGATCAGCTATAAATGTTGATGTTATTTGTGTATTATAAATATGATATATATCACTACCTGTGTCGTCTACATAACTTACATATTCTTTTTTACTAAATTTAGTATCAAATGCATCTACAGTCGATTTTTCATTTAGTTCTACTGTACATTCTGTAGAAGTTGATGTATCATTTGTAATACCTATTTCAACATATTTTGGTATATATTTAAAATTAAATCTTTCATCGGCTATAAAACATTTAACTCTATCAATATTTTCAGGTTGGTCTAATAATTTAACAACATTGTTTGGTAAAATAAAATTAGTAATATCTAATGAATAATTATAAATTAATATTTTAAGAAACTCATAAGCATTAAATACTAATGCAAAGTTACGATAGTTAACAGCATTACTTTTATTTTGTTCATTAAGTATTGATGTTTGATAACTGAATGGTGATACAACACTATCATTACTTATAACTGAATAAGCATCATATAAACCAATACCCTCAATAAATCTTGAATATATAGGTTGTGAAAATATTTGAATACCTTGTGAAAATAAATAATTATAAAAGTTAAGAACTTCTTCACGAGGTTCTTCATCATTATAATTCATTAAATCATCTAAAGTAACAACTAACTTTTCACTATTTGTTGCTAGTCTAAATGCGTAATACCAAAAAAATGAGTTAATCTTTTTAGTTAATAATGATTTTAAGAAACCATTCAATTCAACAAATGAACATTCAAGATTATTCTTATTATCTTTTAAAACATATAAAGTACCATCGATTGTGATCTCATTATTGATCACCATTTTCGCATCATAAATATATCTTTTATTCTGATAATAGTTAAGCACTTTAACATTATTATCATTTAGGTCAATTACAAAACTATATGTCTTTGTAAACGCATAGTTATACAAGTCATTATATTTGAATTGACTATCTTCTAAAGTTATTTCACTACTTACAATTAACTCATTATAGTCAGTATTTAATTTTAAATATCTAATATCATTAGCTGTATCAATATTATTTTCAAAAAGAAACTGATTACTTGGGGTAACTGTTTCAGCTACATATAATCTAACATCATTCTGCATAATCTTTAAGCTCTAAATGTATTGTTGTTATTTTTATTAATAGTCTTATACTTTATATTCAATACATATCTATTATCAGCTTCTATCTTGTATTCAATGTTTGTAAGCACTTCTAAAGCCAATGTTTGACCTGAATAATATGTTTCTATCAAATATACTTTCTCACTGTCTACGAGGTCTTTAAGCCTGTTATATTCGTCAATATCATTTGTAACATATTCAACTTCATAAGTGCTATCAAGATTCTTATTTATAACAGTTTGATTTGAGTTAAATATATCAAGATCACTAACAACCTTACCATTATTCAGTACTAATTGATTAGTTTCAACAGTCTCTTTTACTTTACCCAAAACTGATAAACTATCAAAACCACCCAAGTGATTTTTATAAACAAATGTTGTAACAGTTTCATCATTATCAACAACTTTAATGTTAATAATAGCCGGTTGAACATATCTTTCATATTGAAGATTTGAACCTTCTGTTGATTTTAAAGCAAGTGGCACAATCATTTGTTTTAACTTAGCACCATTATATTGTCTTTTATAATAAGCATTAACAAATTGATTAGCTGTAAAGTTAATCGTTGCTATACCATTAACTTCTGTACTGTTAGAAGCTGGTCTAAGTTGTATAATAGTATCACTACCTACTTCATTACCATTAACTATATCTAATGTACCGTCGTCATAGATTAAATATATTTGATCATAAGCTGTGTAGATATTAATTGTTTCACTTTCGCCAACTAAGTTAATTAAATGCATGGCTGATAATGTAACAGTTGATGCATAAGCAACTTCACCTTCGCTATCTTCTTTAACAATCATATCAACCGTTTGTAATTGACTTTCTGTTGTTAAATCAGAATAAAGTAATGAATAAATAACATCTGTTGGTTTTGAATAACGATAGTTATTCATATACTCAATCATTGGTCTTGTTGGTTGACTTTCGTAATAACCTTTGTAAACACCATTTAAACCTGGTTCAGTTATATTAATGTTAGGGCCAATCGATATATTACTTACTCTTATTTGAGTTGAATCAGTTGCAGTTAAAGCAAATGTAACTTGAATATAACCAAAATTATCATTGAATTTTCTTGTGTTGTATGTAATACTACCTGTATCAATTGCATAACCAACTGATAGATCACCAACATTTAATTGATAATCTAAGAAAGCTTGCATTTCAATTAAGAATTCATCTAAGTTTCTTGCTTGTACTTCACTAGATGCAAAATCACTAGCTGTTGATGTAAGAATAATATCTATATCAGCGTAGTCACTACCTATTTGATAAAAATTAACATTAGGTGTAAATGCATTAACTGTTGTATCATAATAAAATCTTAGAAAACAGTTTCTTCTATTATTTTCATCAACAGTATTTGGGTATAGTTCACTAGCTAAGTACTTACTATATACTTCACGAGAACTTAAGTTATTAATCTTTGCATCAATAACGTTAGCTGTAAAGAATTGACTATTATATAACGAGTTATATGTGCTAATTACAAACTTATAAAACGCATTAGGGTGATATGCATAAGCATTAAACTGGTAAGGTATGACGTTTTTATTCTTAGTTACTCTAAGTAGATCACTTAACGTAACATTGTAATTATTATCAGCTTGATAGTTTTGAGATAACTTACCTAAGTAATCAAGATTATAATTACTATCTCTGTTTAAATGTTGTTCTTCATTGATTATATAGTTATAATTTTCTTGTTTATAAACATCAACGTTTAACTTAAAGTTAGATAATGTTTGATCATCTCTTTCAACACCTGTTGCAAGTTCTTCTGTATCAAGTATGACACCTGAACCTAATATAAAATAACCTAAATTATATTGTTCACCTTTAAATTTACTTCTAATTTCAATCTTATCATTATTACGACTTATAGTGTAATAACTTGGTAATAATGATCTAAGTAAATTACTTAAATCTTCATAGAATGATTCAGTACTATCATATTCAGAAGGTGATAATATATTAGCAGTTAATGTAGCACCTGTTAAGTTTACTGTACCAATGACACCAAGTTGTATGAAGACATTGATTGGGTATAATATATTTGATGTACTATATAATTGAAGTATAGTAGTTGATGTATTTAAGTCACTAATATTAAACTCTAATACTAACTTATATTGATTACTACCTATAACTGCTGAATTAGCTTTAACAATATACTTACTATTACTTGCAACTAAATCATCAAATGGTTGATTTAAACTTCTTGCATTGCTACCAGCAAATTGTAATGAAGGCCAATTATTAATTGTTTTTAAAGTATCAAATTGTGTTTGTGCCATGATTGTTTTTTTTTTGATTTAATAGTTCTGTATTAGATAATACAAATTTTTAGTTTCGTACTCATTTATGTATATACTTAATTAAAAGCATTAGCAAATATATTTTCAAGATTATCTTCAAATTGACTTATAATTGCATCATTAATACCAAACCCAACGATACGTTCAACATCTTCTTGAATAACCTTTAAGAAGTTTCTAGGTCTTATACCTTTTTTATAAATGCTATTTCTAATCATATATGCTGTCTGAATATACGTTTTATCATTAAACTTAATCTTATTCTTTAATACCCATCTGTAAATAACTGAAAATGGTATCTTCTTCATCAAAGCCTTACGACCTTTATCAAGATAAATAGCATAGTTATTCATTCTTATATCAATAGTATTATTATCAGTAAAGACTTCAACTGATTTAACTAGTTCTGAATTAATATTTAACTTAGCCAAGTTAATAATGTTTTCAGTTACTATATCAAATATGTCTTTTCTGAATTGTTCTAATACTTCATCAACGTTGACCGGTTTTAATTGCATGTTGAATATCTAAATGTTACGTTAAGTGTAAGTAATACACCTGATATATTATTTGAAAACTCTCTATGAGTACTTAAGAATTCAATTGAATTAACTTTTAAAACACTTTCATTTTGTTTTAATAATGTTATAAACGTATTTGCTAATGCTTCTTGAGCATCAACTATATCTAAATCATTATCTTGATCTTCACTTAAATCATCACTCGTATTAGCGTCACTATGATCAAGAAACCATAAGTTGATAGTTGCTATCGTTTGTAATGGTTGATTGACTGTATCAGCCTTATTAATCGGTTTAAGCAGTACTATTTTAGGCCATTCAGCAGTAGTACCGTACAAGTCAATTACAAACTCTTGTAAGTGATTAAATGTAGTACCTGATATAAGGGCTGCTGTATCAGCACATACAGTTATAATTTCTTTTATTGTCATTTTATTTAAGTAATTTAGTTTGTAGCTTTAATGCTTTATTTAGAATTTCGCTGTATATCATCAGCAATCTTGGCTTCGATGTTTTGTACATCAATTTCAAGCAAAATGTATAGAAGTACAGAATGCAACGATTCGTATAATAACTCATTAAACTCTTTAAAGTTCTTTGAGATTTGCTTTGCTGTAGCGATAAGATTGTATCTTGAGTAAAAGTCTGAATAATACCCGCTATATTTGCTTCGTTTACTTTTTGATTCGCCAAATAGACCTGAGTACTGACTGAGTAAACTTTTTTTTTAAGTTCAAAATACTCAAAATAAGGTTTAAATATGCTTGCTCTAACTGACCAAAATAATTTAGTTCTTCTTTCTAATTCATTCTTAAAACTATCACTATGTTTAGCTGTAAATCTATCAAATGTGCATAATATAAATAACTTATGTAAGTCATCTATTGTGAATTCATCTTCTGATTTCTTTGATGCTGATAAGATTTCATTAAATAAATATAAACCTGCATCATCAAGATTTTCTAATAACTTAAACTTTTCATCATTAATTTCAAATTCAAATTTTAAATCTGGTTTATAAGTATATTCAGTTAACATTTGTTTGAAACTTTCTTCTACTTTAGAAACAGGCATTGATGTAATAAAATCAATATGAGTATTCATCAATACTGCTAAGTATTGCATCATCTTGACGGCAGGTACATAATTGTTATTATCTATCTCTCTGAATAGTTTTAATTGCTCAAACGTAATATCTAAGTTATCTTGATTCATTGTCTTCTTCTGTTTGTTCTTCTTTTATTTCACTAAATATATCATGCATAGATACAAAAAAATCTGTTGTATCAATGTCTTCATCATACTCATCATTAATTGCTAATTGAGCAACTATGCTATTTAAATCTTTATCGTTTTTTCGGTATAAAGGTGGTATAGTAAATAATCTATTGGTTACACCTAACTCTTGTATATTTTCATTAAACTGAATATTACCTAAAAGATAAATTCTATATCTCTGATTGGTTAAACCATTTAGTAATGAGTATGAATTATTGTTTGTAACATAACCTCTTAATGCCCATCTACCACTTTTAGATAGCTTACCTAAAGCAAGTGGTGCCACTTGTCTATTTGCAATATAAGGTGACCATTTGTTTGAATAATTTATATTAATAACAAGTCTGTTATTGATAGCAAACTTTAAATCTTCAATAAGTTTTTTTGTTACAATTGCCATAACTTTTTGATTTAATAGTTATAATATTATGATTAAAATAGTTATCGTTATAACGTTGATTAGAAGGCTTGCTTTGATCACATGACTCTTTATATTACTCATACGTTTAGACTGTCTTAAATCGCCTTCTAGGCTATCTCTTACTTGTCTACAATCATCTAGTAAAAGTAATTCAGTCTTTAATGAGTCAATCTTATAATTCTTTGTAACTAATGACTTTGTAAGTAATCTTTGATTGACTGGTGTAAGTATTAAATTAGAATCATTCTTAATAAAGACTGGGGTTTGTGAGTAACTTTTGAACACTATCAATATGAACAGTGTCAATATGCTGAATAGTTTTTTCATATTCTTGTTTTTTGATTTCTTGCAACTGTTTGATGTCTCTTTCAGTTGATCTATTATTATGTTTTAAGTTATATTTCATTAAGCCAATCGCTATAAGTATAACACAAATGAATATAAGTAAGTGTTTAAAGATGTCTTTCATTATACAATTCTGAATGTTGTTTTTTTAACTGAACTATTATTTTTAACTTGATAACAATAAAACAAGAACGTATCAACAAAATCAGGTGAATGACCTAATACTTTTTTCATATCATCTTTATTTGAAACATTATCACCAACCATTGTTATTGATTTTAATTCACGTCTTATTCTATCTTTTAATGTTATACCATTTATAATCATATTTTCAAATTCAGGCAATATAACTATTTGATTTTGTTTTAAATAAGATGTTAATTCTGTTCTAAGTTTTTGGGTCATGTTGAACGGTGTATAACCATAACGTCTTAGATCAAGACCACTACCAACACCGCTCGCATCATAAATAACATTTTTAGATTTAATTTTATGAGTCATAACAAGTTCATTAATCTGATTAGTTATACTTGTATTATCAGATATGTTCTGAAAACGTAAATCAATTAATACATTACCATCAAAAACTGAAAATACAGTTAAGTCTTTACCTGTTGATGCAATATCTACACTTAGTATCTTTGTATTATTTTGATTAGCATAAACAATATCAAATAAATTATCTAAATAGTTATGATCAAAGAATCTATTATCTAATTGATCATAATACCAATCACCCATCATTCTTGCTAATGTTGCCTCATTCTTATTCTTACTTAAATTAGATACATAATCACTTGCTAAGTTATCAATGTTATCTTCAAATGTTGCTGATACGAACTTGATTGATTCATCTAATTCTTGCTTTAAAAAAGGCTCATAGAAGCGATCTCTTAACCAGTTGTCGCTTGGGTTACATGTTAGTAATATCTTGTTCTTAGCTACTGTATTTGATCTAACACGAGCAGTTAGTACTTCAAATGCTTTCTCTGTTATACGTTGTGCTTCATCTATCAGTAAATAGTCAATGTTTGGCCCATTTAAATAGTTAAATTCTGGGTCTGATGGTCGTGGTGAACATTCAACAAGCATAATGCTTGATTGATTATATGTACATCGAATAACATCATCTTTTGAATCTAAGTTAAATCTAATAACATCTTTCTTATAAGCTTTATTAATGATACTAGCAATCTTTATAATTTCTGGGTATATAACAGTTCTTAGACTTTTGATAGTTGATGATGCAATCATTATCTTAAGGTTTCTTCGTTTATTTTGCATGATTTGTTTAACGCAGAAGTATGCTGATAAGAATGACTTACCACCACCCATAGCACCCCCATAGACGATGATATAACTATCTAAGTCAGTTAGATAATCATAAGCTAACTGTTGCTTTCTATTAAGCTCTATAAGTCTTTTATTAGAAGTTGATTTCATCAGTATTCAAATTATCATTTATATCTTCTAAACGTGATTTAAGTACATCACGTTTAACATCAGCAAGTGTCATTTTATTGTTCTTTAAGAAGTCATCATATTGTTTAAGCACTTGCAGATATTGTTTCTTATCATCTGAATATTTAAGTTCATCAATTAACTCTACATATCGTTTATGTTGATTAATAGCTAGTACTAGACTATTCTTCATCATCTGTAAGCTAAAGTAATATTCAGCACATTCTTTATTCTTCATTACAGTCATTTTAAACTGATACTTGTATGTTGAAGACGATGTGTTGCCGGGTCTTATAATATCAAATGCTTTTGTAACATCATTTGTTTCTGCAAGTGCTTCAATATAGTTTTGTATTGTGCTGTCAGAAAAGTCAATTTTTGGTATCTTAAAGCCGGGGCCTTGTGATTTTCTCTTTGTTAAATTTGTTTCTGTCTGATTTATTTCTGTTGAATTATTTGTATCTAATTCATCAGTTTCTATATCAAAAATTTCTGTCTGATTATTTCTATCAGATAATTTACTTTCTGTAAGATTTATTTCTGTATTAGAATTTGAATTAGACATATTACTTTCTGTGTTAAGATTTTCTGTCTTAACTTTTCTGTCTTTAGATTTTGTTTGTAGTCTAATCATTTCTGTTAAATTATTTCTGTCTGTTTATTTTCTTTCTGTCTTGAGAATTTCTCTATTAAAATTTCTGTAGAATTATTTTCTCTCATTAGATTTCATCTCTTTCTGTAAGATTTATTTCTGTCTGAAAATTTCTCATTAAATAATTTCTTTCTGTCTTGAGAATTTCTCTCTAATTATTTCTGTGTAATTCTTTTCTTTCTCTTATCAGATTTTGTTTCTGTGTTAAGATTTTCTGTAGCAGAATTTGTGTCTAATTCATTTGTTTCTGTGCTATCAGTTTCTGTTATAGCATTTGTATCAGTATAGATATTATCTATATCATCTGATTCTATATCAATATTCTCTATAATTGGTTCTGATAAAACTGAATTAACCCAGTTTCTGACAGCATCTACTACTCTAGCTACGCATGTACTACAGCTAGTCATCTTTTTATTCATATTTAATTGACTATTAGCAACTTGAAAAAACAACTTACGTTGTTCATAAGTAATCATTTGCATTTTATCAATCTTATTTAACTCAATTTGCAGTTGTAAAGCTAGTTCTTTCATTGTTTTTCTTGTTCTTTTTTACTTCGTTATTAATATTAATAGTCTTATTTAGTTGAATTAACAACAAAATCACTTAAATACTCGTTATATTCTTCTTTTATAAACGGCATCATGGTTATAAAACTACGTATTACAATACATTCTTCATATTCTTCATCTAAGATATAATCATAAGTTAACTGTGCATAGTAATAAGCTAATGTATCTAGTAACTGTTGATCTTGTAAGTTAATTAAGTCATACAATTCAGACATAAATTGTTCATTATTGATTTCTGAATTATACGCAACTCTATGAATTAGTTCATTAAGTTTTGAATGTACTTTTGCAAGTGTAATTTTATGTGATTGTTTCATTTGATTTGATGGTTATTCTTGTTATTTAAATATAAATAGTCAGGGTTTATAAAAAGTTAATCATTGATCAAATTATTTTTATAAAGTTTGGCAACTCTTGCTAGTACTTGATGTTTGATGTCTAGCTTGTTTAAACTGTCGTAATACTTGAGATAGTATTTAATCTTCTTTCTAAGTAATGATAGATTAGTTCTGTCAATTTGCTGATGATAGACTTCTTTCTTAGATCTTGTAATATAAGTGATTACTTCTTTTAATTCAAACTCTGTGAGTATTTCTGATAGTTTATTTATTAGCTCTTGAGTCTCAGTTTTAATTTCATTACTATCGAATAAATGATAATATAGTTTATTGTCATTTAACTCTATGTCTTTAAGCTCATAATTAGCTTCTAACGCTTTGTTTTGATAATAAGTATAGTGAGTATCAATATCGTTTTCTAAAGGCTTATAATCGTTTCTACGAGCATTCTTGATCTTATTACTGATGATTACATACATGTAGTTTTTGAAGATGTATGCATTAGTTGTTTTTGATGCTGTGTACTTGTCAAAATTGATTTTATAAATCTCTAAATAAGCGTTATTAATCGCTTCTTCAAATTCTTCTTTTGTTAGATCAAAGTATTTATTTTTGAATCTTGAGTATTCATTTTTAAGTGTATTCAGAAGTATTGCAGTCATGCACTCTTTTGATTTAAGATCATAACTATAAAGATCTCGTTCTTTCTTTATTGTTGTCTGTTTGCTTGTCATGTTTCTTTGATTACTTGATCTTGTTAATTATTTCTTCAATTTCTTGCGCAGCAAATGATGTTGCTGCTGCTAATACAAAGCAACCAGCGACTATAGACATTAAATGTGGCCCGGCCACGCAGTTAAGGAATAGATTAATTAGTAAACTAGATTGAAAAGATAAACACTTAGTGCAGTTAGCAATTTTGATTAGATAGTAATGAATGACGTTTTTAGGTTCATTCTGATAACTTATGTTTAATTTAACTTTAATCTTTTCAAAGTTATTTGTAATTAGACTAGCGAGTAAAGGCAATAAAATTAAAGTTGTTGTTAACATTGTATGTATTCTGTTTGTGTTTTTTATTTAAATATAAATAGTCAGCTTTTTAGTAAAAGTCACTAGTTATCTATATTATTATTTTAAATTTAAAAAGTCTTGGACTTTAAGCGTTATTTCTTTTTCTGTAAGATTAAGTTTATGTAATTTTTTTTGGAAAAACAAACCATCGATTTTTGTATCAATTTCTTCAAGTATTGTTCGTTTAATTAGTTTAAAATTCAAATCAATTAGATCTTTAGTGTATAAGTACTCTTTGTAAATCTGCACTTGATGTCTATTTGTATCTTTATGATCATTTTTATTTACACTTAATTTATATTTCATTTTTGCAAGTCTTTTGCCGGAAACTGAACGAATCAAAATATAATTATCATCGTTATCAATAGATGTAATTACATGATCTAATTTATCTGAGTAATTTAATTTACTGTAACCAAAATTTTGATCTAATATACTTTCATCATTTGTCTCTGCATATTGATCATATATTCTGTATATTTCTTCATGAGTTTTATGGACTCTAGTACTTGGTCTATATGCTCTGCAAGTAAAACTTGATCTGTTATTCAAATTACGTCTTGCAATCAATCTGATTATATTTTTGTTTTCATCAAAAACAATTGCATCAATACCAAGTTCGTCAAGATGTTTAAATTGATCTGAATACTCAATATTCAAATATGTTGAATTTGGAATTACTTGTTCAATGTAGTTTGCTAGATTTTGTTCAATTAAGTTGTTCATTTTTTTAACTGCTTTATAATTTTAAATAGTCATTATTTTTTGAAAAGATTATCTTTATGATATTACAGATCGTTCTTTTATTTTATTTACTGATGACTATTTTTTTGGAATAAGCAGTTACTTCATATAAAGCGTTTTAAAGGCTTACAACCATCAAATGATATTAGATACTAAAATTATAAAGCAAGGGTTCTACGAGGCTTATAGACCCCTATAAACGAATAAAACCACGCCTTATGAGCGTGGTCATTATATAACTGGAAATATTTTTGAATTATATGTAATTTAGAATGATTCTAAATTAATTTAATGGTTTAATGGTGATCATATCTTCATCAATAAAGTGAGACATAACTAAATAGACGTAATCAAGATCACTTTCTTGGACTGTTATGCTATCATATCTACTCAAGAACCAAACTTGTTCATTCATTAGATGTGTTTTAATTTTATTGAATACATCTGCTTCTGCTGATTGCATTACATTAGCTTTTTGCTTGTAATTATAATGATGCTGATAATGTGTCAAGACACGATAACTCTCCGGAAACTTGCTAAAGAATTGGTGCATAACATTACATGTCATTTTGACTGTAAACAACTGCTTATTGAAGTGCCTCTTAAATTCATTTCTGGACATGTTTAAAGACGTTCTAAGCTCATCATATAGATCATTAGCTTTGAGATACTCTAATAGCTTAGAATCGTTGCTAACGTGCTTAGCAAGCATGTAGATAAGACATGTCTTTATATCTAATTCATATAACTGTTCATTGCTATCATGTTGCAATGCTTTTAATGCAAGTTTTGGAAGATTAGTAAAGCTTGTACCAAGCCTGCCAGTTTTACAATTGATCGAGTAATAGTTTTGATCATTAAACTCATTGATAGCATATTGATTCTGTTCATTTAAATCTGATAGTTTAGTTGTATCAATCTTACAGTAACTAGAACAGAAGTGTTCGTAGTTAATTAGCGGAGATTGATGTTTAACATACTTACTGCTTATAGATGTCATGAAGTTTATGTTAAAACGATTAAGCGTGGTTTTAACGGAATTACGAGATATATATTTTTTTTCTCTCACTTCTGCTTTAACTGTGTATATCTCATTGCATATAGTGTAAACAACAACATCATTCATAACTGGAATGCTGGTTGATCTTACTAAACTATAAGCTGTACTATCATGTGTTAATGCTGAGTATGTCTTACCATTTTTTGGATTTACTTCTTTGTTGATCAGATTGTAAAATTGAAGATCTTTAAGTATCTTAACTGCTTTTTGCTTATCACCAAAGATTTTTTGAAGTATCTCTAAATTAAGTTTTTTAAAGTCATAATACTCAAGTGATGAAGCTTTTGCTATCTCTCTTGCTCTCTCATGTCTGTAAAGTTCACTTAGAATGTACAGATACTTAGTTATGTCATTCTTGTTGATCAAGTACTTATCGACAAGTGACCAAACTTTATCATCATGAAATCTTGTTAATCGTAATGTTGCGTTCATAATCGTTCTGTTTGCTTTATACTAGTATATAGTGCAAATATTAGAATTATTACGGACTTTACAAATTTTTAGTTTCGTACTCATTTATGTCTCTCTATTCTCAATCTTCTGAAAAACATAAACTTATAAGCTTAATTAGAATCATTATAAATTACATATTACTGTTATAAAATTGGGTTATAAGTGTTATATGTTAAATTTTTAGTTTCGTACTCATTTATGTCTCTCTCTTTCTTTCGGACTTAACTATTATAAATAAAAGACATTAAAATGAAGTTAAATAAAATTCAGAATATAATAGATACCAAAGTAAAAGATGGAAGTATGGTCTTATATGATGTCATAGATTATAAAGTCATATCAGTCACAATAGATGATAGCTATATACATAATCTAATCAAAATACATGTTGAGCTAACAAAGCTCAACATGGAAGTTATAACTATCACATTAGATGCAATCAAAACCAACAATCATATTGAGATATTTTTGGAAACTAATGAACATATATCAGTATTACCATTAGAATAGCTTTAAAACGTCATATAAGCCTTATAGAAGCCTTGTAATATAATTTTGGTATCTAATATCATTTAAGATCTATAAGCCTTTAAAACGCTTTATATGAAGTCATGTAGTATTTTTAGTTTCGTACTCATTTATGTCTCTCTCTTTCTTGGAATCTAACCAATAAAAATATTTCTTATAAGATTAGGTTATTTTTATGTTTTTTATGAACTTTTTAAAAAAGCATACTACTTATGTATATAAGGGGCAGATAAGAAGATAACCAATACTTATTCTTATTTAGACCAATTATAAATTACTAAAATAACCGATGTAAATTTGGTAAAACAGATAAAGCTATCTAAATTTGCATCAAGATAAGTTAAACTAAACAAACAAAAATTATGAGAACAACAAAAGACTCACAAGAAGCACTATTAACGCAAGCTCAACAAATGATCATTGATTTTAAACATGAAGCAAGTATGGTAAGCAATCAAGATCTTTATAACTTTATCAGATCTTTCTTTTTAAGACAAGATGTAAAAGATACTTTAAATTTAGTTAGATTTTTAGTTATTGATGACAATCGTAGAACAGAAAAAAGTATTAAAAAACTCAGATCAAATTATAACACATTATTTGATCTTAATAATCTAAATGATATTCTAATCAGATTTGAAGGGCCAGCACTTTATAACTTAGAATTGTTTGCATATTCAATTGCTTTAAACTATGAACATGCAACAGATTATCTTTTTAGTAGGTTGGTTCAATTTAATGATGCTAGATAATAATAACTTTATAAGGTCCCGTTTCCGGGACCTTATCTTATATATCAAAATATTTATTATAATATTAGGTTATAATTGGTATTTTGAATTATTTTAGACTATTTATAATTAAATAAAAAACTTAAACAAACAGACAACATTATGATACCATTAGTTAATAATATTAGATATTTTTTTAATTCTAAAAAATATGATGACAACTCAACTATTTTGTCAAAATTAATTGAAACTATAGACAAAGATTCTTACTTATTTGATGATGATAGACAAGTAAAATATTATCAGTACATCACTGATGACTGGTATGAACCAATTATAATTAAGATTATTGATAATAAAAGAACTCTAATATTAAATGAAAATCAATATTATGATTATAATTTACTTGTATATAATGAAAACTTTAAACATGAGGTAATTTTCATGTCTAAAAAACAATATGAAGATCTTATATTTGGTTTAATGGTTGGGTGTTTTGATAAGAAACAAAAAAACATGAAGACAGTTAAAGAACTAATCAATAATCAATCATTAAATTTAATCTCAAATAGTAATTCTATAATTGATGTAGCCAATGATTTTTTAAATTCTGATAATTTTTTCACATCTGAAACTCTTAAAAAAAATGGTACAGTAAATTTAAATGGTATTGAATATAAATATATTGTTGAAAAGTGGTTACATGATGAAAAAATAAAATTGTATTCAATAATTGTTACAATCTTAAATGAAAATCAAGACCAATTTGGTTATTATTTTATTGATGAGTAATAATAATCAAGGTCCCGGAAACGGGACCTTATCTTATATAAAATATTTCTTATAAGATTAGGTTATTTTTGGTACTTTTAGTTAATTCTGACTACTTATGTATATAAGGGCAAGATAAACAAAGATCATATCTTATTCTTATTTAGACCAATTATAAATTATTAAAATAACCGATACAAGTTTGGTAAGTATAAAAAATCGTCTTATCTTTGTATCACAAACTTAAACAACAAACAAACAAATTATGAAAACAGTAAATGAAACATCTGCAATTAACTTACTATCTGATGCACAATTAAGATGGTATATTTCAGACCCATCTTTAAGTAAAAAAAGACGTGCTAAATATGAAGCTGCTCTTGAAGAACGTTCTAATTATAGAATGAGTTTAAATAATCAAGCTGGTAAATGCATGACTGCGATATTAGATACATTTGATTTGGGTATTGATTTTAATCGAGAAAAAGCAATTGATAAATTAATAAAAGATCTTACTCACCATAAAAATATAAATTTATTTCAGAATGCTTATTTTGAATTAAGTAGAGATGTAGAATCTCATGAAGAGATTAATCATTATAGAATTTTACATCAGTGGTTTGTAAATTCAAATCATTCAGAAGAATTACTAAATACAATTCATTCAAGACTTTTAAAAGAAAAGTATATTGTAAGTGATTTTTTTAATTTTCTTGAAGGTCAAATTGCAAGAATTGAATTTAATCAAATCATGCAACAAGCAGAAAAATACAAAGAAGAATGTTCATATTAGTTTAATGTTAGTTTAATGTCGTGATAGTCTCTTTGCTTTATACTATGTCTGTCACAATCACACCAAAGGGCCTCATGGGCCCTTAAGTGTTTTATATGGTATCTAACATGTCCCGGGAACCGGGACCCTTTAAAATGATTTATATTATGTTTTAGAACTTAATATATTTAACACCATTCTCTATAAAAGATTGTTTAGGGTCATTATATCTAATTAAAGCATCTGATATTCTTAACCCATTGGTTTTTTCAAAGTGTGGTAAATCAACAAGATTGCCTCGCCAATCACCACCCCATGACCAACCATATTTCTTAAAAATTCTAACAACTTCTACCCAATCAGCAATACCATCATTATCAAAATCAATATCTGATTGCCAACTGGCACTTTCAAATGTACCATTTCTATCTCTATCAACAAGTAATACTATATCAATAGCAGCACCATAATTATGCCATGATTGACCACCTCTTGCATTTGTTACGATTCTACCTTTATTACCGTTTCTACC